CGTATCTTCAAAGCCTCTGCCAAACCGACGGGCTCTACAAGTGGTTCTTCAACCACTGCCCTCTTAAAAATCTGCCAATAGAGTCTTCTCCATCTGGCTTCAAACTTAGACACATCAACGTACATGCCAAGTGTTGTCTTGTAATCCCCATCTTCGAGGAACACCTCATCAAGAGCAATTTGCAACTCTCGACCTAACGGTCCGTAGACTCGTGACTGTTCATGTCCGACCTCGACAACTCCATACGTGAAATCCAAGAGAAAACCTCTGGTTTCTGCATACAGTAGTTGGTTCTCTTCATCAAAGAGACACCCGACGGCTCCGGCCTTGCCGCGAGACCGTATATAATTCGCCGATGTACTCGGGAAAAATGGTCTTGTCAGATCATCAATGGAAAACTCCTCATTGCCGAATATTTCATCAACAGTGCGGTTTAACTGATTTTCCATCGTCACTCGGTCAAGAAAGAATGTACCTTTCTTACCCTGGACTTCTTTTAAAGGTGGTAAGGGACCCGGTGGTGTTGTTAAAGCATCCACCATTTTAACTTCAGCAGCAGTGATAAGTTCTTCACCTGCCCTGGGCATCCCTTTCTTACTCATCAACAACGAGTACGATAAAGATTGCTTCTCTTTTTCTGAGAATTTTGTTCTAGCAACTCTATCATAGATACCTCCTAATACTCTAGACGCCGATTCGAAGTACCCCTGAGGGGCCTTTGGAATGGGTTGATCGTGGTCATAGGCAAACTTTGCGCAAATTTTGTATTTCATATATGGGATCCATGATCCCGCGCCTTGTTCCTTTACGTATCGCATCACCCTGTCAATCGCTTTTTGTGCGCTCTTGACATAGCAGTTAATATGCTTCGGTTTTCTACATCTTATGCCGTGTAACTGGTAAACTTCCAGCAAACTCAACACGCATTCGATACATTTTGCACACTCGTCTTCTCCAATGAATGGAAAGTATTGCTTTTTAAGAGCAACTACCATTTGATTAAATTGTTGAGGATAGGACTCGCAGCGGTCTTCGGACCCGCCTTTCCTGTGCCCCCCCACTCTTGTAGAGAGGTCTTCATAACACCTGGTGTGCATCCAAGCATCATGTGTAGCAGAAGTTTCGTCTTCC